TTTTAGAGGTGTAATTCCAAAAGGAACACCAATAGCACAAATAATACCATTTAAAACTGAAAATTGGAATTTAGAAAAAACAGATAGTCTATTAGATTTAGCAGAAATATCAAGAAAACAATCTAATGCTGTATTTTCTGAATGGTATAAAAAAACATTTTGGCAAAAAAAGACATATAATTAAAAAATACCCCCAAGGCCAAAAACCAAGGGGGTATTTTATTTGTATAAACTATTTAGGAAATTTATTCATCCACATTCTAGTTTTAGGTGTTATGCCTTTCCAAGAAGACCAATCTTCTCCACCCCTAGACATGTAGTATGCAATCTCAGCATTTTTGACGGGATTGAATAACTCAGCGTTAGAGTCAAGATCAAACTTATCTCGTCTATCTGGACCTAGTGTGTCAATCATATTAATTTGGAACATTCCATATGAGGAGTCCCCAGTCTTATGGTTTCCGTTAAATGCTAAGGGACGACCATTAGATTCTTTCTTGGCAATAGCCCATGCTACTACTAAGTCGTTGCCTTTGAATCCCACCAAAGAAAGCAACTTCTTTAATTCAAGATCTGTAAGATCTGTTTTGTTTTCATAACGTTCTAACATTTTTGCTTTAGAAACAACAAAAGCCACCTTGTGGGTGGCAGCAGGGTTTTCAGCCTGTTTAATTAGTAAGTTATTTTCCGTACTTGACGCATTGGCAAAGTTGCTAAATGGTGCAACAACTCCAACCATTGCTAGGATTCCAATCCAAGCCTTTAAATCTCTTCTCATAATAAAAACCTCCTAGAGACTAAAAATGCTACTTGTTAGTAGCATGTATTAATTATAACATGAATTTGGCTTCAAAGTCAAACTTTAGGTAACATTTCTATAACTTTTTAATTTTTATGCGGGTAAGTGGTATAATAATAAGTACTATGGCTACTGGTGCAACTACTAATTATGATCTTCCTTATCCCGTTTTAAGTGACCCTGTAAATGTTCATGAGGACATTCAATCACTTGCAGAGAGATTAGAGGATATTTTATCTAATGTTGGTACTCCTTTTATTTCTTTAGAGGTTAGAAATACAACAGGTTCAACAATTGCAAAGGGAACTCCAGTATATATTTCTGGGTATTCAACAAAACCATTAATTTCAAAATGCGACTCAGATGATTTAACAACATTCCCAGTTGTAGGAATAACACAGTCAGCAATTTCAACTGCTACAGATGGAGTAATTATTGTTTCTGGAGTATTTGAAGGAATTAATACTTCTTCATACAGCGCTGGAGAAATACTATATGTTGCAAATGGTGGAGGACTTACAGATACAATTCCAACAGGTGGATCAGGTGCTGTAGCAGTAGTTGCAAAGTCAAATGCCTCAACTGGAATTATTATTGTTGGACAGCCAAAAGGCAATGGAACATGGGGGGCATTAAAAAATGGACTTGCCTAATGGTATAATTTAGAAATGGCTACATTAAGAGATCAATCACAAAGCGCATATGCTGTAGGATTAAAACCTCCAACCGTTACTTGGACGGTAGTTAGAGGAGACACAGCAGCCTTTAGAGTCTACGTTGCAGATGACAATAAAGATCCCCTTGTTATAGAAGACTGGACAATTGCCATGGAGATTAAGAGACCAGACACAACCCCTGGAGAGTTTACAGATAATGCAGAACTAGTTGTTGAACTTGAGCCCGTTCCATCAGAAGCAGATGCTGAAGGAGAGTTTACAGTTTCTTTAACTGCAAATGAATCAGTATTGTTAGAGACTGGTGATATTTTTGATATTGAGTTAAGGGATGCTTCAAGAGTTTGGACAGTTGCTCGTGGAACAATGATTATTATTGAGGATGTAACAAATAGCGAAGTAGTTTCATAAATATGGCTTTAGCAATAATTCTTGATGAGAACTTGCAAAAAGCAAAAACACTTAAGTCAGTTAGTTACCCCATAGCAAGTATAATTCCAATAACAAGAGGGGTTAAAATAAATGAAGTCCTACCTTTTAGGGTAAGGTTTACAACAATAGGTCTTGCTGGTGCAAATGCAAATGTTCCAGGAATTGGATTGCAAATTATTGGAATCAATAACTATATACTCTAAAATATATGATATAATTCAGACATGGCTAAAATATCATTATCAAACGTAAAGGCCCTGTTTCAGACGGGCGATAGACCTACTCAAGAAAATTACGTAGATCTAATTGATACAACTGCAGCACAGTCAACAGATCTGGGTTCTGCGGGTAACAATGAAGTAACAATCACTGGTATTGAGAACAGCACAATATTTGATAATTTTTTAACCACAGAGTGGAGATCCGTTAAGTATGTGGTCTCATTAAGCAAGACTGGTGGAGACAAGTTCTCTACAACAGAGTTAACCGTAGTCCCTGACGGTACAAATGTAAATGTCAGTGAATATGGAACAGTAGACACCAATGGGAATATTGGCACCGTTAGCGTCTCTATGGCAGGAACGACAGTTTCATTAACTATAGTTCCTGTGGGTGGGCAGACCCCGATTACCTTACGCTACATGCGTACTGGTTTGAAGGCTTAACCAAGGAGATAATAAATGGCAACAACAACAAAAGATTTTAGAGTAAAGGCTGGATTAGTAGTTGAGGGCGCAACCGCAACCGTTGATGGCCACGATATTCTTACAAAGAAGATTGTAGATGCAAAAGGTGATTTACTAGTTGGTACTGCAGATAATGCAGTATCCCGTGTCGCCGTTGGAACAAACGGGTATGTCCTTACTGCAGACTCTGCTGAAACAGGCGGACTCAAGTGGGCAGCCCCTGCAGCAGTTGGAACATTTACTTCAAGCATTCTTTTTGAAGGTGCTACAGCAGATGATTATGAAACAACACTTCAAGTAGTAGACCCAACTCAAGATAACACAATTACACTTCCAAACGTAACAGGTACAGTAGTTACAACTGGTGATACTGGTACAGTTACAGCAACAATGCTTGCTTCAGATTCAGTAACTACCGTAAAAATTACAGATTTAAACGTAACTACAGGAAAACTTGCTGCAGGTGCAGTAACTACAGCAAAAATTACAGATGCAAATGTAACTGCTGATAAACTTGCTGCAGATGCAGTAACAACTGCAAAGATTCTTGATTCAAATGTTACAGCAGCAAAGTTGGCTTCAGATGCAGTTACAACAGCAAAGATTCTTGATGCTAACGTAACAGATGCAAAACTTGCTGCAAACTCAGTTACAAATGCTAAGATTGCAGATTCAGCAGTAGACACAGCAGAGATTGCTGCAAATGCTGTAACAACAGCAAAGATTGCAGATGTAAACGTAACTACTGGTAAACTTGCAGACAGTGCTGTAACCGCTGCTAAACTTGCTTCAGATGCAGTAGAAACAGCAAAGATTGTAAATAGCGCAGTAACAGAAGCGAAGATTGCAGACGGAGCAGTAACTTCAGCAAAGACTCTAGATGGCACAATTGTAAACGCTGATATTAATGCATCAGCAGCAATTGCTCAATCTAAAATTGATGGTTTAACAACATCGCTTGGTGAGAAACTAGCACTTGCTGGTGGAACAATGTCTGGCGCAATCGCAATGGGTACATCTAAGATTACAGGTCTTGGAGATCCAACATCAGCACAAGATGCAGCAACTAAGAACTATGTAGATACAACAGTTCAAGGTATTGACTGGAAGGCATCTGTACGGGCAGCAACAACTGCTGCAGTAACACTTGCCTCTGATCTTGAAAATGGAGACACTCTTGACGGTGTAACTCTTGCTACTGGAGATCGTGTTCTTGTTAAAGATCAGGCAACTGGTTCAGAAAATGGTATCTATGTAGTTAAGGCATCTGGTGCTCCAGATCGTTCAACTGATGCAGATACAGGTGCAGAAGTAACTGCAAACTTTGCGGTATTCGTAGAGCAAGGAACAGCAAACGCTGACTCAGGCTTTACACTAACAAATAACGGTACAGTTACAATTGGTACTACAGCACTTGTCTTCACACAGTTTACTGGTCTTGGACAAATTGTTGCTGGTACAGGATTAGACAAGACTGGAAACACTCTTGACATTGATTCAACAGTAGTAACACTAACTGGAACTCAGACTCTTACAAATAAGACACTTACATCACCAACACTAACAACTCCTGATCTTGGAACTCCATCAGCAGCAACTCTTACAAATGCAACTGGTCTTCCAGTAGCAACTGGTATCTCAGGTCTTGGAACTGGCGTAGCAACATTCCTTGCCACACCATCTTCTTCAAACCTTGCAGCAGCATTAACTGATGAAGCAGGTTCTGGAACAGTGGCATTTACTACTAGCCCAACTTTTGTTACACCAACTCTTGGTGCAGCAGCAGCGACAAGCATTGCTTTTGCAGATGCCCTTGTTGGTTCTGCTCTAGCAACTGCTGGAACATCAGCAACGACAATCGATACATGGTCAGCAACAACATACTCTGCTGCTAAGTACATTGTTCAAATGAAAAAAGGCAATGACATTGAAGTAATTGAAATGCTTGTTGCAGTTAATGGAACGAACGATGTTTAC